CGCAGTGTAATTAGTCAAAGCCTCATCCGCAGATTCGAATAAAGTTGTTTCTGCAAGCAAATTGTACTGAAGCTTGGATATTTCACTTAGAGCATCTTCTTTTGTTTTTATTTTTTTACTTGATTGAATGGATTGAATTTTTCTTAAAATTTTATCAATGAAAGTACTCTTCTTATTATTAATTATCAGCCTTAATTTATCATTTTCCTCTTGGGCTTTGTTTAAATCCTTTTGCAGTTCTTGCTCTTTATGATTTACTGCAATGGATGTAGCTTTCTCACTTATTGCCGCAGAAGTAATATAACCCAAAACAACGATAGCTGCTGACAATGAACTTGGATATACGTACACCAATCCTGCCACAATAACAGGAATGCAGACTAGCAATATACGTCTATAGTAAGCATCATTGAGCACCATAATAATAAATGCCTTTACCTTGCTCCAAAATGAAAATGCAATAATAGCGAGCAAGATAATAACTATAGTCGTACACATCGACTGATGATTTATAACCCATGTATAAAAAGTATCATACCATGGTGCATCTGGACTTTGCTGCCCAGCACTCTGTAACTGGCTCACTCCCTGCTCCTTATTCCTTTACCAAATTTATAAATAAAGCAGGCGCACCAGTAAGAATAGCGGCATTTATTTCTAACGTTTCTTTATTAAGATAGGAAAAATTACCATTGGGAATGATTGCTTCAATTCTAAAATGTGCTTTTTTTTCTGAATTCTTTTCAGCTTGGGTAGTTATACAACATTTTATCCCAACTGACATCCGATTGAAGTCATTGGCTTTTTTGATAATATCAAAATCTACATCTTGCACATCTGGTGTCTTTGAAAAATCAAATGGGTTAGTAATTCTAAATAAAGAAAATCTGTTTCCGTAGTGAATCTCAGCGGTGAAATTTGATTTTGAAAAAGTAAAAGAAACAATTGCTTTTGATTCGTTGTCGGCTACAATATTTACATTGGAAAAGACACTGCTACTATTGATAATATCAACTATTGTTGCTTTATTGGATGACGGTTTTTTTTGTTGGATTTTCTTTTTCATTGTATTCTCGTAAAAACGAAACATTTGGGACGTATCTAAAAAAAGTCAACTTTTAATGCATTCATTATCCAATTATTTTAATGCATAATGATGCGTAAAAATCTTTACTTAAGAAGACGTGGATCATATGGCGTAGCTTACTATTGATTACCTTTTGATTTCAAGTGTGTCTCCCTACTTAAACTGGTATTCCCGCAGAAGAGCAAACCTCATAAACGAACCGAACCTTACTGAACAGCTATGTACGCCTATCCTTTTGAGATTTACGCAACAAAGCCGTGATGACCATCAATCACCCCCATAAAGTCTAATTAAATCAAACGGATAAGCCATGAAATCTTTGTCGACTCGCTCATAAATAATACAAGTTTCTATAACATTTCAAGCGATAGCTATCTTCTTTTTAATTTAAATTTTTTTCGTATCTCATCTATTTTGGCTAAACCTTGCTCTGAGGTAACGTGCCTATCCCCAGAAAACTGGACTCCTTTTACTGGCCTTGGGATGTTTTCCCCATTAATCCGCTTTGTAAGCATCTTCTCCAGTTCCTGTGAAGCTTTTTGGTGTAACTCTTTATGCGTTAAAGACTCATGCTTCATTTGCATGTACAAAGATGTGACCATCCAATAATGCTCGTTAGATTGCCATGGATACGATTCAGCGCTTTCATAATAACCCCGATCTCGAGCATATCTATAAAGCATTTTTACTAATTCAGGGGCTGTTGGTAAACCATACACTTCTAAAAACCCTTCTCTGCACCAGCTAATGAACTGCCCTGGCGAAGGCCAGAAGGGCGAAAGGCTGGCACGAGCCTTTTTCATTCCTGCGCTCAATTGTTCCCTTGAGGTAATGCCATTCTCGGCGAATGCCATAATCCATTGCTGCTTGGCTGCGGCCTCGTCGACCTCGGTGCGCAGGTTTGTCGCAGCCGACGCCGGGAAAACCTGTTTGAGCTGACGGAACAGCGCATCAACCAAACGTTCAGCTTCGGTGTTAACTACTCCCTTTGCGGCGTGCTCTTGGGTAGGTTGGTATTTATTAGCAAGCCGGGAGAGCGTCTGGCTGTCTCGATTTGCAATGGCTTGAAGCAGTCGTTCACTCACAGTACTTCCTCCCATGCTTCAGGGCTATTCCAGTGTGGCGTATGCTGTTCCAGCGCAATAGAGCGCTGACGTGATGGCCGCATCATCTGCGCGGTCAGCGTCAGCCATTTCTCGCGAAGCTTGGCCGGGCACAAAATGTTTGTTTGCCAGAAATGATCAGTGTTCGCCCAAGTGAAAACCTGCCAAATTTCTGCATGTGTGACGTTTAGGGCTAGGCGCATCAAACGAATGTCATTGGCCCATGCCGCCCAGTTAGGTTTGCGCGCGACAGGCGTAACCTCCTGCACTTTGCCGAAAATTAATTCAGCGGTTCGCAGATCATCAACGGTTCCCCACTTGTCTCCTTTTGGTGAACGAATAGCCGCATCGGATCTCACTGGTCCAATCAAATCTTTGTGTTTTGTAACGGCGCCAGAGGACGCGCTGGTGTTCTCTGACGTAATAGGTTCATTGACTGGTTCTATAAAGTGACTGGTTCTGGGTGAACCAGATTCACTACCTCCTAGTGAAAGAGGTTCACTATGTAGTGAACCAGATTCACTCCCCCCTAGTGAATTTCGTTCACTACCTGCCGGTGATTTCGCCGGATTATTCAGCTTCAAAATATATAGATTGCTCGAATTACCTTTGGGACCTATGCGTATCTCTTTTTCAACCAAACCAGCTTCACAAAGCGCTGCAATATGGTTCATTACCGAACGCTTAGTAATTTCGCATTGATCTGCAATATGCTGGTATGAAGGCCAGCACTCGCCTTTATCGCTGGCATTATCCGCCAGCTTGATTAGCACCAGCTTACGCAGCGGGTTACCAACATTGATTTTCATAGCCTTAGCCATCAATTCCATACTCATGGTGCGCCACCTGCAATAAACGCTATGAATCCATACTTTAGACTGAGATGTTGATAGTCAAAATTTGCTTTGTCATAATCATCACGCAAATTACATGCCCATGTGTTTGCGTTCAGAAGCCCCGGCACTGTTAGCGCAGTACGGGGTTTCGCCTTTTAAATGCTCCAGCATTGAGATAAGCGCTTTCGCCACCTCTGCCGTCTGCTCGCCTTTGATAATCACCGTTTCTTCGCGGTCATCGAAACCTATAACTGCTAACAGTTTGGCGGCCCGCTCCACAAAACAATTTTTTCCCGTTTGCATACGGCTTATTTGCGAATGATGTATTCCCATCTCTTTGGCAACTTGTGCAACCCCAAGAGCGGCGATGCAGCTCCTGATACGGGTTTCAATTTGCAGAGTCTTACTCGTTGTGCGTTTCTGTGTGGTTCTCATGGTTAATACTTCCTACTATTACTTCTGATTGTTGGTAGACCCGCGCAAGATGAAGCTTAATTTTCTGAATGTGGAAAAAGCATCGGTAGATCGGGGCGTATTTGGTAAGGCTTGATCACGCCCCCAGTAGCTTTAACAACTGCGATGACGCGTTCCGGTGACACCTTCTTCTTGTTGTTTAGCCAACGGCAAACGCTAACTTGTGACACTCCTACCTGTTCAGCTAATTTGGCTTGTGAACCGGCAATCTCTATGGCTTTAGCAATATACTCGTTCATTTTCAACACCCAAAGGTTTTGATGACGAGACGAATAATACTCATGGTTATAGGATTAGTCAATCCCAAGGTTATTTGACTAGTTAAACCCTCGGTTATAGTTTGGGAATATGAAAACTACACTCTCTCAAAGACTTGAAATTGCAATGACGGCAGGCGGCTTTAGCCAGGCTTCGCTTGCTGAGGCTGCGGGCGTATCACAGCCTACAGTTTGGAAAATTGTTTCTGGTAGAACTCAGAGTTCAGCAAAAATTGTTGATCTTGCTAAAGCTTTAGGCGTACGGCCAGAGTGGCTGGCGCATGGAGTTGGGAGCATGAAGTCCGAGCAGGTCGAAACAAGCAATGCTAGCTCAATTGTTTATGAAGGAACTATAGCGCTCCCGCTTTATGATGAAAGCGACAAACAAATAGGACTAACTATTGTCCCAGAAGCTATTAATCCTGAAAAATCAAGAGCATACAAGTTAAACTATGAAACCGGATTCCCCGAATTACCTCAAGGCTGCACCATTGTTGTAGATTCTGAGGAAACCCCAGTTAATAACGATTTTATTTACGCAAAGATAAACGGCAAATCTTCGGCATACAGATATCTCACCCGCGGGCCGCAAAACTATCTGGACGTCGGAGACTCGCGACTCGCGCTTATTCCTATAGACGAACGTGTGCAAATACTGGGAGTTATAGTCTTTATGGCGCGATCTTTCCGTAGATAGATTTCCCTTCCCAGAGCCCAGCAATGCTTATTTGCAGGGACGACCTTTTTATAAACTCCCGGCGCGGTGCGCAACATTGCATCAGGCATGCCCCTCTCCTCTTGCTATGATTTCACGAACCAAATGACTGTATATGCATACAGTCATTTTAAATTAAATCACTCTCTGCAGATGGTCAAGTTCGGTCGGTTAAGGAGTTTGACTGAAATTAATTACTTGGCGATACCCTGTTCTATTCCTAAAACTCCCTCGGCAAAACTCCTAAGCTATAAATTCTATACTCATGAGACTTGAAATATAAAACTCAAGGGTATAGCATCTATCTCATCAGTAACATCACGGCACAGTAGTTACTTAGCAAAACGTTCCGCCAGCCGGGCGATAACGGCAAGGGAGAAGATGGTTAATCAACACTACGGCACTATGCCGCTAATCAGGCAATGCCTTGAACCTGGAATGATGGCGCTCCGCGGTGGTTGCGCTTATCGAGTCTCAGCGATCCGCGGTAAACACGTTTACCTTCACTCAATGCGCGAGCAAATCCGCATTACTGATCGTGTAGTCGAAGTTTTTCTTGATGGGTTCGGTAATCCGCTAACCCACTGACCCACCCTTTTAGACATTAATCAAATCCTCGTAATTGGCGGCTAATAAGGCGCCGGGGATTTTTACGCCCTTTTACAGGAGGAATCGTGAACGCTTATTTCATGCATGACCGTATCGAAGAGCGCGCATGGCAAGACCACTACATACAAATAGCTCGGGAAGAGGAAGAAGCAGAGCTGGCCGACTTATACGATCGCCAGATTAAGTTTCATCACCTTCACGTTCTACTCAGCAACACCCAAGCGGATAAAGCCGCCCTTACTGCAACCTTCGATGATGTGGATTTTCAGGAAAAGACAGCCGAGTTCCTGCGGTATGCCGCCGAAACGCTCGCGGCCAAACAGACTGCAATTAACATGGATTTGAGGAGAGGATGAGATGGCCCTTTTCCAACGAGCCATTAATACACAGGCTTTCCTTAAAGCCGGAATCATGGGCTTTGCCGGAGACGGCAAAACTTACACTGCCAGCGAACTGGCGATCGGCCTCGTCCTGTTGATGCGCCAGCGTGGGCTTGCAATGGGTGATAAGCCGGTAATGTTCCTTGATACCGAGACCGGTTCGGATTGGGTTAAACCCCGTTTCGATGCAGAGAGCATTGAGCTTTATACAGCTAAAACGCGCGCGTTTGTGGATCTGCTTGCCGCTGTTAATGAAGCTGAACAAAGCGGTTCAGTGCTCATCATCGACTCCATCAGTCATTTCTGGACGTGCTTGTGTGATGAGTACGCAACGCGCCGCAAACGTAAGCGTGGCCTTGAATTCTCAGACTGGGCGTGGCTGAAACAGGAATGGCGGCGCTTTACCGACCGTTTCGTTAATAGCCAGGCTCACATCATCATGTGTGGCCGTGCGGGCTATGAATATGACTTTTTCGAGAGCGACGACGGAAAGCGCCAGTTAGAGAAAACTGGCATCAAAATGAAAGCCGAAACCGAGACTGGTTATGAACCCTCGATTTTGATCCAAATGGAAAAGCAAATGGATCTGGAATCCGGGCAGGTATGGCGCACCGCGCGCATTCTTAAGGACCGCTCTACTCGCATCGACGGCCAGACATTCGCGAACCCGACCTTTAAACACTTTCTGCCGCACATTGAGTTCCTTAACCTGGGCGGAACACATTTAGGCGTGGATACCTCTCGCGATAATGGCGAGCTGTTTGCCGATGATGGTTTGCCGACATGGCAAAAAGAGAAACGTGCGAAAGAGATCGCCCTCGATGAGATTGTCGAGCTGCTGAATAAACATCATGGCGGCACCAGTAACGACGCTAAACGCGCTAAAGCCGACCTTCTGGAACAGGTGTTCTGCTCTCGCTCCTGGGAGCGAATTAAGGGCATGGACTGGCTGACCATCAAAGCGGCCCGCTCCGCTCTATGGCTTCAACTGGAAGGGGCTCCTTACGAATTCCCGGCTCCTTCTAGCGCGGAGAAAAGCGAACCAGATGCGGCTTACGATGAAGTGATCCCGCAATAACAACCGTGCCCACGCCCCGCTTTTAAGTAGTGAGTTAACTTTTGTATTTTTATAACGGCTTTCGGGCCGAGGAGGATTTCATGAGTGAAGTAGTGATGATTGTATCGCCTGGGAAATGGGTTGCGGAAGAACAGCTTATTGCACTTAAAGGGTTCAAGAAAGGAACGTTGAAAAGAGCAAGAGAGCAAAGCTTCCTGGAAGGCAAAGAGTACATACATGTCGCGCCTGATGGTCAGCCCTGGGATAACAGCCCCTGCTTTTATAACCTGGAAGAGATAGATCGTTGGATTGAACGACAGGCGATGGCAAAGCCGCGCCGTTATATAGCTTAAGTGAACTTAGTAAAAAGGAGACGTAATGATTGAGTACCCAACCGGCGTGGAAAATCACGGTGGGAAGCTTCGCATCTGGTTTATCTACAAAGGAGTAAGAGTCAGGGAAAACTTGGGAGTCCCTGACTCCCCTAAGAATCGTAAAAAAGCGGGCGAGCTTCGTAATGCGATTTGCTATGCCATCAAAACGGGCACGTTTGATTATGCCGCACAGTTCCCAGACTCACGTCACTTGGCACGCTTTGGTTTAGCTAAACCAAACATCGATTTCGCTACTCTCAGTGAGAAATGGCTCTCGTTAAAAGAAATCGATGTTTGCAAGAATACCTACGTGCGTAACAAAGCATCTATTAAGAACGTTATGCCATATGTTGGCGCAGATACGCTTATCGCCTCAATAAACCAAGAATTTTTGCTCTCGTTGCGTAGAGAATTACTTCTGGGTTTCCAGCGCCCTAAACATTGGCATACAAAACCGATTAAAGGCCGTACCGCCTCGACTGTAAATTACTATATGCGTGTTATAAACGGGGTATTAGAGTTCGCCAGCCATAATGGTTATATATCTACAAATCCCATGCGAAATATAACCTCATTAAAAAGATCGAAATCAGAACCAGACCCATTAACGAAAGATGAGTTTGAGCGGCTTATCGCAGCTTGTGACAATCGGCAGCTTAAAAATCTCTGGAGTCTGGCTGTATTCACCGGCATGAGACATGGTGAAATATGTGCCTTAGCTTGGGAAGATGTAGACCTCAAGGCTGGTACTATCTCTGTCACAAGGAATTACACTGCCGCCCGTAACTTTACTCCTCCTAAAACTGACGCCGGAACAGACAGGAAAATAGTGCTGATTGATGCAGCTATTGCTGTCTTACGAGATCAAGCGGAACTTACAAGACTTGGTAAGCAGCATGATATCAGTGTCGCTCTACGCGAATACGGTAAAAAGCGACTGGATAAGTGCACGTTCGTCTTCAGCCCTGCCGTGTACACTAAAAACCCTCATTGTGGGATTAACTACGCCACAGGCTCACTGAACCAAAGCTGGGCCTCGGCTATGCGGCGTGCGGGAATTCGTCACAGAAAAGCTTATCAGTCCAGACATACTTATGCTTGCTGGGCTCTTTCTGCAGGAGCTAACCCTAACTTTATCGCCGGGCAAATGGGTCACGCTAACGCGAGGATGGTGTATCAAGTTTACGGTAAATGGATGTCTGAAAACGACGCGGATCAGTTGTCTATCCTGAACAAAAGCATAACTGTAAATGCCCCGACCATGCCCCATAGTAAAACCGCTTATTAA